GCTAGTAGTCTTAGGACAAGGAACTATGTCATAGACCAGTTGTACAAAGAATCCAAAGAATCGGATTCAGATTCAGCTAGGATTCGTGCATTGGAATTACTGGGCAAGAGCGTATCGTTGTTTAGTGATGTTGTTGAGACTAAAGAAGCAAGATCAAGTGATGAAGTCGAAGCAGACATTGAGGAACGCATACAGGCACTACTCGATAAACAATAGACAATCATTAACTAACTATTAACAGGTCATTAGAACGCATCTGTGTTATCCATACGCACACTTATACGCATATATAAGCAGACACAACATATAGTGTTCTGATTTTTCGATCCTAAATCCCAAACCCCTACATCTTGTGTTTCGCATAATGCAAAAAAAGAGCCACCCCACCCCCCTTGTGCAGTCGCAGGTACCTGACTATCTTATATACATAGTAATATGCACATTATATTAAGTATTTTCATAGACCCCCCCTATGTATTGCATTTTGATAGCAGGTTTTGTAAGATAATATAGGTTTTTTGTAGGAAATGGCTAAGGGACCCTAGACCCCCCATAATATTTTACAAAAAAATGTTGTTTTTCATGTGAAGATGTGCAATTATGTTAAAATCTAGCGTGATTTACATCCAGTAGGTACCTACTTGTTAAGTATTTACTTAGTAAGTGCCTCTTAGTGGTAGCAACTTACTAAGTTTTTAACTTTAGGAAGTGTCTACTTACTATATAGTATGGAGATGTATGAGTAACCACATATTAAGCCAAGTTCAGAACCTATCTTTAGACGAAAAGAGGGAGTTATTAGGCTTATTAGACGAATTAGAGGAAGCTAAAGCCAGGGAAAGGTGTGCAGACAACTATATGTCCTTTGTTAAGGAGATGTGGAGTGCTTTTATAGAGGGTCCGCATCATAAAATTATGGCTGATGCCTTTGAGCGTGTTGCAAATGGCGATTTAAAGCGTTTAATTATCAATATGCCACCCCGACACACTAAGTCTGAGTTTGCATCTTATCTTTTACCTGCATGGTTTCTAGGAAGTAAGCCAGAAAAGAAAATTATTCAGACTGCCCACACTGCAGAATTAGCTGTAGGCTTTGGTAGGAAGGTTAGGAACCTTGTAGGTAGTAAAGATTATAAGCGTATATTCCCCAATGTTAGTTTGCAGTCGGATTCTAAAGCTGCGGGTCGTTGGAATACGAACAAAGGTGGTGAATATTTTGCGATTGGTGTGGGTGGAGCAGTCACTGGTAAAGGTGCTGATCTACTTATCATTGATGACCCGCACTCTGAACAAGAAGGAGCCTCTGCAGATATCAATGTCTTTAATCGTACCTATGAATGGTACACATCTGGTCCTCGACAGCGTTTACAGCCTAATGGTGCAATCGTTGTAGTGATGACAAGATGGCATAACAAAGACCTAACTGGACAAGTTATAGACGCTAGTATAAAACGTGGCGGAGCCGATCAATGGGAGGTAATTGAATTACCTGCAATATTGCCATCTGGAAACCCTTTGTGGGGAGCTTTTTGGAAGTTAGAAGAATTAGAAGCTTTGAAAGCTGAATTACCTAGTTCTAAGTGGATGGCTCAATATCAACAAGACCCTACATCTGAAGAAGGTGCTCTTGTTAAACGAGAGTGGTGGCGAACATGGGAAGGTAGAAATCCACCAAATTGTGAGTTTATAATTCAATCGTGGGATACAGCGTTCCTAAAGACACAAAGAGCTGATTTTTCAGCATGTACTACATGGGGTGTTTTTTATACAGAAAATGATGAAGGTCTTGTAGCTCCACAACTAATACTACTAGATGCTTATCAGGAGCGTTTAGAGTTCCCAGATTTAAAGAAAATGGCTTTGGAGAAGTATAACGCTTATAAACCAGATGCGTTCATTGTAGAAGCTAAGGCTGCAGGTATGCCTCTTATCTTTGAGTTAAGAGCAACAGGTATTCCTGTACAAGAATACACACCAAGTCGTGGTAATGATAAAATATCAAGAGTAAATGCTGTATCAGACTTATTTGCTTCTGGTGTTATATGGGCACCTGAGACTAGATGGGCAGAAGAAACTATAGAACAGTTTGCTGGGTTCCCTAATATGGAACATGATGATTTAGTTGATAGCAGTACGCAAGCATTATTAAGATTTAGACAAGGTGGTTTTGTTCCTCTTGATTCAGATGAAGAAGATGAGCCACTAGAACACAACAGAACAGCAGACTATTACTAGGGAGACTATGGCTATAGAAAAACAATTTGTTCCTGCTACACCAGTAGATGGATTAGTAGAAATGGAACCAGAAGTAGAAGTAGAGGTTGAAACAACAGAAACCGAAGATGGTGGTATGATTGTTGATTTTGATCCAAGTGCATCTGAAATGACAGATGCTAGCTTTGATTCTAACTTAGTAGATTTTATTGATGAAGATGATCTTACCTCTATGGGTAATGAACTAATAGGTGCTTATCAGTCAGATAAAGATTCAAGATCAGATTGGGAAGAAACCTATGTTAAAGGTTTAGATCAACTGGGATTAAAGATAGAAGAAAGAACTACGCCTTGGGCAGGAGCTTGTGGTGTATTTCATCCTATGTTAAGTGAAGCTGTAATAAAGTTTCAATCTCAAGCTATATCAGAGATATTTCCTGCTGCAGGTCCTGTAAGAACTAAGATAGTAGGTACAATAGATTCTGCTAAAGAAAAACAAAGTCAAAGAGTTCAAGATTACTTAAATTATCTTTTAACCCATGAAATGACTGAATATAGAAGTGAAACAGAAAAGATGTTATTTTCTTTACCACTTGCAGGTTCAGCATTTAGAAAAGTTTACTTTGATCCAACACTAAATAGACCAAGTGGTATATTTGTACCTGCTGAAGATGTTGTAGTTAATTATGGTGCAAGTGATTTAGAAACTTGCGAAAGAGCTACTCATGTAATGAAGAAGTCATCTAATGATATAAGAAAGATGCAAGTTAATGGTTTTTATAGAGATATAGAACTACCTGATGCTACACCATCATCATCTGATATTACTAAGAAATATAATGAGATGACAGGTGAATCAGAGAGTTATGACTATGATACACGTCATACTATCTTAGAAATGCAGGTAGATTTAGACCTTAAAGGTTTTGAAGATAAAGATGATAATGGTGAAGATACAGGTATTGCGTTGCCTTATGTAGTAACGATAGATAATCCTTCTGGCATTATATTAAGCATTAGAAGAAATTATTATGAAGATGATCCTGCTAAATTAAGAAGGATGCATTTTGTTCACTATCAATATTTGCCAGGACTAGGTTTTTATGGTTTTGGATTGATTCATATGATAGGTGGATTAGCTAAATCAGCTACATCAATACTTAGACAGCTTGTAGATGCAGGTACTTTAAGTAATTTACCAGGTGGTTTAAAAGCTAGAGGATTGCGTATTAAAGGTGATGATAGTCCTATTATGCCTGGTGAGTTTAGAGATGTAGATGTGCCAGGTGGTGCTATTAGAGACAATATTACATTCTTGCCATATAAAGAACCTTCAGGAACGCTGTTTCAACTATTAGGAAATATAGTAGAAGAAGGCAAAAGATTTGCCAGTATATCTGATATGAAAGTATCTGATATGAATAGTCAAGCACCTGTTGGTACAACATTAGCATTATTAGAAAGAAACATGAAAGTTATGTCTGCTGTACAAGCTAGACTTCATGCGTCTATGAAAAGAGAGTTTGAAATACTTGTAGGCGTTATTAAAGACTTTACTAACCCATCTTATCCATATCAAGTAGAAGAAGGGCAACAAATAGCAATACAAGATTTTGATGCTAGAGTAGATGTATTACCAGTATCAGACCCTAATGCAGCAACTATGGCTCAAAGAATTATGCAATATCAAGCTGCTATGCAATTAGCACAACAAGCACCACAGTTATATGACTTAGGTCAGTTGCATAGACAAATGCTTGAAGTATTGGGTATTAAAGATGCAGATAAGATAGTACCACCACAAGAAGATGTACAACCAGTTGATCCAGTTACTGCAGTACAAAATATTCTTAATGGTAAACCTGTACAGGCTTATGAGTTCCAAGACCATGAAGCTCATATCAATACATTAGTAGCTGCACAACAAGACCCAAATGTACAAGCAAAAGTACAACAAAGTCCAAATGCACAAGTTATACAAAGTTCTGGATCAGATTATATAATGCAACATCTTTCATTGCAGTTTAGAGATCAAGTTGAAAGAGAGATGGGTATAGAGTTACCACCAGCAGGTGAACCTTTACCTGCAGATGTTGAGAAAAGAATATCTACTCTTGTAGCTGAAGCAGCACAAAGAGTAGCTACTACAAATGCTGCACAAGCAGAACAGGCTAGAATACAAGAACAAGCACAAGACCCATTAATACTTGCTAAACAAAAAGAACTTGAAATTAAAGAGAAACAAGTTGAAGGTAAGTTAAAGATTGATCAAAGTAAACTTGCTGTAGATGCTGCTAAAGCTGTAGCTAATAAAGAGCTAGAAGAAAAAAGAATTGAAGCTCAACAAGAAGCTAGTGGTTTAAAGACAGGTATGCATATTGCTAGCGATTTGCTAGATAGAGAAGAAAGATCAGAAAATAAAGTATTGGATGATTATAGAAAAGGTCTTGACATCGCTAAAGATTTAGTCGATGATAGCAAACTGAATGAGTAATGATATAAATGAGCAATCACTATCTTCTTACTTAACTAAAAAGTTAAGAGAAATAATGAATGAATGTTCTGATCATATCTCAACAGGAAGTTGTAAAGATTTTCCTGAGTATAGAAGAATGACAGGAGTTATAGAAGGTTTAGCTCTTGCAGAACGTGAAGTTCTAGATTGGAAGGAACGACACTTAAAAGAATAGGAACTCGACACCTTATGTCGTGCAAAATATGGATAAGAATAAAAAAATAGATATCCCAAAACCAGATAGCGTAGAAAAGCCAGAACCTAGTGATGAGGTGAAAAGCCAACTACCTATACCTAAAGGTTGGAAAATACTTATAGCTATGCCTGAAGCAAAAGAAACTACAGATGGTGGTATTATTAAAGCTAGTCAAACTAGAGTTGATGAAGAAACCTCTAATATTTGTGGGTATGTTTTAAAACTAGGCACAGAAGCTTACGCTGATAAAAAAAGATTTCCAACTGGACCTTGGTGTAAAGAAGGTGATTGGGTAATATTTAGAGCTTATTCAGGTACAAGAATGAAAATGTATGGTAAAGAGTTTCGTTTAATTAACGATGATACTGTGGAAGCAGTAGTAGATGATCCAACAGGAGTAGTTAGAGCATGAGTGAGAGCATAGAACAAGTCATAGATACAAACGTAGAGCCTGTATCAGAACAAACATCAGAAGATAAATTTTTTGGTGTTGCAAGTGAAATCAATACTGAAACCCCAAAAGATATTGAGGTAGAAGTTATTGATGAAAGACCTGAAGAAGATAGAAAAGAACCTAAAGTAGAAACTACGAATGAACCTGTAGATAATGATACTTTAGATAAAGAGATTTCTGAAGTAAGTGATAGAGCTGGTAAAAGAATTAACCAAATAAAATATGAATATCACGAAGAACGTAGAGCAAAAGAACAAGCTTTAAGAGAATCAAAAGAAGCTACAAAAGTTTTAAAAACTTTGATGTCCGAAAATAAAAAACTACAAAGTATAGTTAATCAAGGTGGCGATGTATTGAATCAACAGGCACTTAATAATGCACAATGGGCAAGATATAACGCACAAGAAAAGTTTAAAAAAGCTTACGAAGAAGGTAATGCAGAAGAAATGGCTGCAGCACAGGCTGAGTTAGCACAAGCTACTTTAGCTGAACAACAAGCAGGTAGTTATGCACAAAATTTACAAGATCAAGTTGCATCTGAATATGTAGAACCTCAACAAGAGAATGTTTCTCAACCTGATCCAGAAATGGAAGCATGGTCAAAAAGAAACCCTTGGTTTATGGGTAGTGAGCCAATACATAAAGAGATGACATCATTTGCTATGTATGTAGATCAATCATTGCAAGCAAATGGCGTAGACCCTGAAAAAAACTCTCAGCAGTATTATTCTGAGGTTGACGCAAAAATGAAACAACAATTTCCAAGTTTCTTTGGTGTAGCACAACAACAATCTGTG